TACTGGTCCGTATATTTGTATGGGTGTTTCTAACCATACACTTACTTCTGCAAATACATTTGAATCAGTATATGTATAGTTACATGTCCAACCCCAACCAATACCACATGGACCAAATACTTCTGTCATCTTTCCAATCTGCCACATTGGATCAATGGTTGTAAGTTCACCAAAACCTTTGTTAATCTTTTTGGTAAACCTAGGATCAGTAGTTTTTAGTTGATCCCAATATTTTTTGTTTGGTTCGTTTAGTATTTTATCAGTCATTAGTTCCTCCTATCGAACTGAACTCTACATAGTCAGCAGGTTCTTCATCATTAATAATATGTTGCCAAAACATTTCCTCTGCCTGTATTAGTTTCTTATGAAACTTCTTATCTGCTTGGATATGAAATGACTTCCATTTGTTATTACCAAAGATAACAGATAGCCAGGCTTGAGGTAGATTACTCACAATCATATAGTGTTGTATCTGTGCGTAATACTTTTCAAGTATAGTATCATCTTTAGTAAATGCATGGACATGCTTAGCTTCAAACACACCTATTGGTTTAAGGTTTTCATTAAGTACAAAGCCATCTAAGTTAGCTAACATAAAGTCATGCTTCTTATGTTTCAGTGTACTGTCTACCTCTTTAACTGGTAGATCTGTATGAGCTGTAAACCAATCTCTATTAAAGTCTTCGGTATATATTCCCATTTGTACAGGTAATACAAACGATAGATCTTCATCATCTATCAAACCTTTCTTGAGCTGATAGAGTTGCTTCCATTCACCAGCTACAATCTTGGTAGCATCACTGCCTCCGATTCCTGATCTTCTGTCTAATACGTTCTTTTGTTTGTGTATATTCATCTACTCTCCTCTTTGTTAATTCTTCTAAACCTTTTCTTTCATTCCATAAATCTTTAGCAAGTCCTCTTGCAGATGCATGAACATAAGGTTTGTTAAGTTCTATACGTAATGCCTGGGCAGTTTGTTTATCATGTCTGAGATAGCAAAAGTAACAGACCTTATCAATCCACCACAACTTACGTTGCATAGGATCGGACATGTTATAATTTTTTGTAGATTTATTGCGTAACTTTCTATCACTAGCAAACTTTCTAATTAGAATCTTTGGATCTATCATATCCATCTATTGCTTTTTGTAGATACCATTGAGCTTTCTCAAGATCTACAATACCTCCTTTATATTTATGTCGTACAATATATTTTATTACATTACCAAGAGCATAAGATAAGTTCTTAGCTACAATGAAATCATATGTTTCAATGTTTCCCTTCTTGTAATGATCTGGGTTTATCTGATCTGTCATATGGCTTCCACCTCACATCTATAAGTCTATAAGACTTGTTATCATACATTGATTTTTGTGGTGTGCCTACAGTTAAATCAATATCTTTTAATCTACTAGGTGTAAGCATCATTACTTGACCTTTATGTATTGCTTGTATGGTATAGTTCTTATCAATGGCTTGTTGTATTTCATAATCTCTTAGTGAAATATACATACCCTTCCATAGTTTATTAACTATTCTTCTTTTTGTTTTCATATCTACTCCTATTAAAACATTTTATACATTGTTTCTCTCTAGTATAATGATGAAGTTGAATCATCATATACATAGTGTTCCATCTTCTACAAGTAGTACATCTATGTAATTGTTTTTCTTCTTCACTAATAAATATTTTTTTCATTGATTGAAGGATGGGAGTACGAGGAGGAGGAAGATGAAGGATGTACTCCCATCTAATCTCTACGCTGCTTGGCTAAACCAAGACATGTTAGACACTTTCCTCTCTCTATCATAGCGAGTATTTACTGAATCGCTAGGATAATGTGTACTCCAATGTGTGATTGCTTGATATGCACTGAACTTATTAGTTCCAAATTGTTGTGCATAATTGCCATCATATTGGTCAATGATATAGTTCTTGTGGTTCTGATTGACATGACTCTTGTCAGTACGTGTTGGTTGAAAGCATAGTCTATCTACCTCAGCATGTAACTGGTTGTCATCTACTGGTATCTCTAACCAGTTAGTCATGTAGTTATGTACAGTATGTAGTCCATCCATAGCTGAATACAAACCAGGTAATTTAAGTTTGATCTCATTACTACCTTTGTGTGCAGTATTCAAACTGATATCCCATACTGAACTCTTAAGTCCATTAAGACATAGCCATAAGTAGAAACCTAGATCAAATCGGAATGAACGCATACCATTGTAGCTATTCCATATCACAGCTTCTAGACCAATGGATGTATCTTTGAATGGTATCTGATACTCAGGTAGAGTAAATCTGGTAGCCATAACAGCTCCCTGATTAGACCACTTGTGTTTCTCAGTCATACCATTGGTATCAAAGTGTTCATTAAGAAAGTCAGTAGCTTTATCATATGCTGTGTCATGTGATATAACTCGGTATGTATTCTTGTGAACTGCAATCAGTTCGTTGTTCTCATCTTTAACCAACTGCTTGTAGCCATCTAGCCTTGAGCCATGCTGGTTGTATACAGGTTCTTCACGTACCTGAAACGTTAGTTCTTGTGGTAACATATTGTTCCTCCTTATAACTCTGCTCTAAATGAACAGAACTTATCTGACTTAACACGATCTAGTATCTTCTTACCTAGTTCATATCGTGCATACCACATCAGATAATAGTGGTATTTACTTTTCTTATGTGCTTCTAATGATATACCTGATCTTGGTATAGGAATATCTAATACTTTACATACTTCTTCTTGTGTATAACCATCATGTGTCTTGAAGAAATCATCTAACAATTCTTTCTTAGATCCAAGATGATCTAAACATTGAGCAAGTCCATGTTCTATTTTTTCTTTATGTGCTTCATCAAAGTAATACTCAAGATGATCTGGTTGAAATCCTACTGATCCAAAGAAGTCTGCATCATCACTGGATTGTATACCAAACCAGAACTTACCTTCTATATCACCTTCATAATATCTACCCATACTATTCCTCCTTCATCCTATTTGTTATGTTAGTTATGTATTGTAATGTTTGTAATGATTGTATTTGTCCTGCTTCGAGTTCATCTACAACATCACAAATTTGTTTAATCATTTCGTTATGTACTAATACAACCTCATCAAATTTATGTTTAACATCAAGATGTTTTACATCCATAGCTGAATACAAACCAGCTTTATCAAAAGCATCATAAGTCTTTTGTACTGACTCAATCCATCTAAGCTTCATTACTTTTAGCGATTCGCTCATTCTTTACCTCCTCTATCCACGCACCATGTCCTTCACATTCTTCACATGGATCACATTCATCAGGGGCATCACCCCATGGTATCACACCTAGTCCACTACATCTGTAGCATTGTACTTCTTGTTTCATTAGTCCTCCAAATCTTTTTGTATTAATTTATTAAGACGATCTCCTATGTCTTTGATTCTTATATCTAAACGTATAGATGCCTCATGTATATACTTAGCGTCAGTCATAATGACACCTGCTTCTTCTTGGCATTCAATGAGATCATTTAGCATAGCTTCTAACTTCGCTACTTCTAATAGTTTCATTACTCCTCCTTTTGAATAATTCAAAATGTCGGATTCGGACCTACATATCCTAACGCAAGGCATAAAGCCTTGCTGTCCTTACCCAGACGTTATTTACTTTCTTGATTTCTTTTTAGTTACAATGTATTTAGTTACACGATTGGCAGTAAACACAATGTATATCCATACTGGTGCTGCTATTACAGATAGTACTAGAGTTGGATTGATACCTAGTAACAACATCATAAATACAAACCCACCACCAAGTGATAGATACACGATAACAAATGTTCCTATGTAGTCTGCGTTAGATTGGAAATCAAAACTTGTCAGAGCTTTGAATATATCCTTGAACATTGTCATCATTGATAGACCTAATACGCTTAATATTTTTCCTATGGTCATGATTACACTCCTTCCACATTACGTATAATAAGAAACAAAAGGCTAATTCCATTCGGACCTCCATGTCTTTCCTTGTTGATATAAAAAAAATAGTAGATAATGGGGAGAATATCCCCACTATCCTAAGTGAAACTTTTACTTCAGCATTGATTCTGTTATTCTTTGAATGTCTGCTAATTCCTTTGGAGTTAAATCTTTTATAGTACGATTAGTACCATTTGACTTTTGTGGTAATTTACGTTTAGTAAAATCCTCTTTGTATAACTCCATATATAATTTCTTTGCACCTGTGTGCATAGCTTCAAACTTACGATATAGAG